CCTTGTCTTTCCAAATCCAAACCCCCCACCCTATATATATTTTTAAAATAACTATTGCGAACGTTCGTGTTTGCGTTTAAACTACAAACGTTGGCGTGAGGGCCGGTTTGATTCCGGCGTGATCTAAGTGAATAGGTGGGTTCGACTCCCACAACGCCAACACCTACACGCATGGGGATTGGCTCCGAGAGTGCCGGAGCTTTGAAGGGCAGTGTCCTCTACCAGTCCCCAGCCGTGTTGGTCATATGAAGGCACATTGAGGTTGACAACCAAACCGGAGCAGTTAGTCGCCGCACTGGGCAGTGTGCCCTCATATGACAAAACGTAGACAGTTGGTGTTGGACTTTATACGTGCATACGTTAGGTTGCACGGAGTACCGCCGTCTTATGAAGTTATAGCTCGGGGTATTGGATTGAAATCTAAATCAAACATCCACAGGATTGTTCATCGGTTAAAGACCGATGGACACATCGTGACCAAGCCTTATAAGTTCCATGCTATTAAGCTTGTAGATGCAAGCGTACGTGATGTGGTACGTCTATGAGCCTCCTTACCCAAACAGAGATCAAAGAGTACATGGCGATGGCTCCCAAGGCATCTCCTGAGAACCGTGCAAAGATTCAGGCTTTGTTGGAGATGGACAAGATAGAAAGATCTAAGGAGTCATTCCTGTACTTCGTAACTCAGATGTGGCCTATCTTCATATCGGGTTCTCATCATAAGATCATGTCTGATGCTTTTGAGCGGGTAGCTAACGGGGAACTTAAGCGTCTAATCATTAACATGCCTCCTAGGCACACCAAGTCTGAGTTTGCTTCTTTCCTGTTGCCTGCGTGGTTTCTGGGGAAGTTTCCTCAGAAGAAGATTATCCAGACTGCTCACACCGCAGAGCTTGCCACCGGATTTGGACGAAAGGTTAGGAATCTTGTTTCATCTGAACAGTATCAAAAGGTATTTCAAACTAAGCTATCAAGCGATTCAAAGGCCGCAGGTCGCTGGAATACTAATGTGGGTGGCGACTACTTTGCTATCGGTGTTGGCGGCGCTGTTACAGGTAAGGGCGCAGATCTCTTAATCATTGACGACCCCCATTCTGAACAGGAAGCCAAACAAGCTAACCCTGCTGTGTTTGATGGGGTCTATGAATGGTTCACTTCCGGCCCTCGTCAGCGATTGCAACCCGGTGGGGCTATTATTATTGTGATGACTCGGTGGTCTAAGAGGGACTTAACGGGGCAAATCCTCAAAAATTCCGACAAAGATGGCGTAGATCAGTGGGAAGTCATCGATTTCCCCGCAATTATGCCCAACGGGAACCCTTTATGGCCCGGATTCTGGTCTAAAACCGCCTTAGAAGCCCTGAAAGCCGAGCTTCCAGTCGCTAAATGGGAGGCTCAATACCAACAAAACCCCACATCCGAGGAAGGCGCAATCATTAAGCGCGAACATTGGATGATTTGGGAAGAAAAACGACCACCTGAGTGTGAATACATCATTCAATCTTGGGATACTGCGTTTGAAAAGAATAATAGGGCCGATTATTCAGCCTGTACTACGTGGGGTGTCTTCCAACATCCCAACAAGAATGGTGATTTGAAGGCAAACATCATTCTTCTGGACGCATTCAAAGAGCGTATGGAGTTTCCTGATCTAAAGCGCAAGGCTTTAGAGATATACAAGGAATATGAACCCGACACGTTGATTGTTGAGAAGCGTGCAGCAGGCGCTCCGCTCATCTACGAGATGAGAAAGATGGGAATTCCGGTCGCGGAGTATACGCCGGGCAAAGGAAACGATAAGATATCGCGTGTAAACGCTATCTCTGCTTTGTTTGAATCTGGCATGGTGTGGTGTCCTGATACCCGATGGGCTGAAGAAGTGATGGATGAGTTAGCTTCTTTTCCTAATGGAGACCACGACGACCTTGTTGACTCAAGCAGTCAAGCTTTGATGCGGTTTCGCTTGGGAGGCTTTATCACCATTGATTCTGATGAAGAAGATGAGCCTTTTTACACCCGTAGAAAAGTAGAGTACTACTAAGGAATATTATGAGCATTGAACAATCACTGAGCCAAGCTCCATTAGGTTTAAACGCTTTAGAGATGGACGACACCCCTGTAATGGAGATTGAGATTGTCAACCCTGAAGGTCTTAAGATTGGTATTGACGGCGTAGAAGTTGACCTTATGCCAGAGACTGAGGAAGAAGACTTCTCAGACAATCTTGCCGAGTACATGGATGATGCTGAACTCCAAAAGATTTCCAGTGATTTGATTGGCATGGTGGATACAGACGTTAACTCCCGTAAAGAATGGGTGGAGATGTATGTCAAAGGTTTAGATGTTTTGGGGATGAAATATGAGGAACGTACAGAGCCTTGGCTTGGTGCTTGCGGAGTATTCTCAACTGTCCTCACAGAAGCTGCTGTTCGGTTCCAAAGTGAAACTATTATTGAAACGTTCCCGGCTCAAGGCCCGGTTAAAACAGAAATCATTGGCGCAATTGATAAGCTTAAGGAAGAGGCTGCGGAGCGTGTCAAAGATGACATGAACTACAGATTGACAGAGGGAATGCCTGAGTATCGACCAGAACATGAACGTCTTCTGTACTCCCTAGGTTTGGCTGGCGCAGCTTTCAAAAAGGTCTACTACGACCCTTCTTTGGGCCGTCAAGCTTCTATCTTCATCCCCGCAGAGGATGTAATCATTCCCTACGGAGCTTCTAGTGCCATGACTTCTGAGCGTGTGACTCACATCATGCGCAAGACAAAGAATGACATCCGTAAGCTTCAAGTCTCTGGTTTCTACCTAGACAAGGAACTTGGAGAACCCCTTCAGTTCTACACTGACGTAGAGAAAAAGAAAGCTGAAGACCAAGGCTACAACCTCAATGATGATGACCGCTACCAGATCTATGAGATCCACGTAGATTACGACCTGCCCGGCTATGAAGATGAAGATGGCATTGCTCTTCCCTACGTCATCACCTTAGAGCGAGGAACGACTGAGATTCTCTCCATCCGCAGAAACTGGGATGAAGACGACAAACACAAACTCAAGCGCCAGCACTTTGTCCAGTACACCTACGTTCCCGGTTTTGGAGCTTATGGTCTTGGTCTTATCCACCTAATCGGTGGTTATGCCCGTGCAGGCACATCTATCATTCGTCAGTTGGTGGACGCAGGTACATTGTCTAACCTTCCCGGAGGTTTGAAGACCCGAGGTCTGAGAATCAAAGGAGATGACACTCCCATCCAGCCGGGTGAGTTCCGTGATGTGGACGTGCCAAGCGGTTCGGTCAAAGAGAACATCATGGCTCTGCCATACAAGGAGCCTTCTCAGGTTCTCTTAGCTCTCTTGAACCAGATTACAGACGAAGGCAGAAGACTTGGCTCAATCGCAGATATGAACATCAGCGATATGTCAGCTAACTCGCCCGTAGGTACAACTTTGGCATTACTTGAGCGCCAGCTTAAGACGATGAGTGCAGTACAAGCTCGTGTTCATTATTCAATGAAGCAAGAGTTTAAACTGCTCAAGGAAATCATCCGTGATTACATGCCGGAAGACTACGACTACACGCCTGTGTTTGGTACACCCCAAGCTAAACGTGCAGACTATGACATGGTGGACGTTATCCCCGTGTCCGACCCTAACTCTGCGACGATGGCTCAGAGGATCATGCAGTACCAAGCAGTCATTCAGTTGGCTCAAGGCGCTCCACAGATCTACAACCTGCCTTTGCTGCACCGCCAGATGATTGAGGTTCTGGGAGTAAAGAACGCAGACAAACTCGTACCTATTGACGATGACATGACCCCAAGGGATCCAATCTCAGAGAACATGTCGTTCTTGACAGGTAAACCCACCAAAGCATTCATCTACCAAGATCACGACGCACACATTGCTGTACATACATCAATGATGCAGGATCCGATGGTAATGGGTCAAATGGGTCAAAACCCAATGGCTCAACAGATGCAGGCTGCAATCATGGCTCACGTAGCCGAACACATCGCCTTCCAGTACAGAACCAAGATTGAGCAACGTCTTGGCGCTACTCTTCCCAAGCCAGATACCGAAATGCCCGAGGATATGGAAGTTCAGTTGTCAAAACTCGTTGCGCAAGCTGCAAAACAATTGTTGGACATCAACAAGAACCAAGCA